TTTGTATGCATTATACCTTGCAATAGCATTAGCAACCGAACTTGCCTTTTTCTCATCTCCAGACGGATCAAGAAAGTCTTCAACATTATCTTTTACTCCATCCCAAAGCGTATTTGATCCAGCCCTATATTTTGCAACAAGGTTAGCTTTTTCATTGGCGGTAATGGGTTTTTGGACAGCACCTTGACCATACCTCATTTGGTATCGTTGCATCGCACCTTGTTGAGCCGCTTGTGTCCTCAAGGTATGTTGAGTCTGAATATTGGCAGAGTTTGCAAGGTTAATTGCATGATTAGCCATAGGAGCAAGAAGCGGATTTTGTGATGCAATCATACTTGCGCCATAAACATCTCCAATCCCATTCGGGTCACCAGAGGAAATCTTCTGCATACCCTGTTGATACTGCTGTTGCAACATAGGCAACATGGCCTGTGCAGATTGCGTGGCGGCATGATGCTCAATGGAGTGAGAAATCTGCTGACCAAGCCCAACCATGCTGTTGATAACCTGTTGGTTACCTTGCCGGATAGTTCCAAAATTTGCGTATCCGATTGGCATAATTATTAGAAGTAAACAGTTGTTCCCGGTTGATAATACCCACCACCAGCAGGAGCATATGCTCCATATCCAGTAGCCGCAGGAATTCCACCAGTAGTAGCCAATCTACCCTGCATTGATGGAGAAAGAGAATTTAAATATTTGGCATTGTTCATTGAATCGTATGCACTCAATCCCATTTGTCCCAAACCCATCCCAAATTGTGCTTGTTGCTGGTTTTGCAATTGATTCGCTTGATATTGACCAAATTGGGATTGATATTGGCTCTGTGCAACATCATTTGCCAAACCGGCCGCACCTTGTGCAAGCCCAATACCTTGTCCAGTTGCTTGCAGTCCAGCACCTAATCCAACAGCAGGAGAAACAACCATTTGGTTAGCAAGCTGTTGCCAAGTAGGGGCGGCACTCAATCCATATTGAGAAAGACCAAGGCTAGTCTGCCCAATGTTACGAGCAAAAGCACTAGGGGCTTGTCCACCTCCAGAGAAAAGATTGTATCCTCCACCAAGATTCTGTGCGACTTGGCGATTGATGCTTTGCTGAACATCCGCAGGAATTTGCCCTTGGATATAAGAATTAATCTGATTAAGGGCAGACTCTCTTTGTCCTTGCAGACCCGGAGTTACAGTTTCTTGGTTGGTGATATTTGCCCCTGTTCCTTGCTTTGCAAAATCTATCCCTTGATTTGCCGCTTGAGTAAAAGACTTTTTGCCAAAACCCAAAGCCTGTGGAGATTCTTGATTAAATAAAGACTTTTGAAAATCCAATACCGCTTGTGGATTAAATGATGGAGCAGATCCTCCACCTCCAAACAAACCAGAACCACCAAGGCCACCAAGAATAGCACCCACACCAGTTCCAATAGGGCCAAATGAAGAACCAGCGGCGGCTCCCCCTAATGCTCCTCCTGCTGTTCCTGTAAGATTAAATGCCATATGCGTGATGTGTTCGGTTTGTTAAATTAATAGGGCCAAGTGGCTCCATCATCCCACGCATAAGTAGGAATCAAGGCGTTTAGCATCATGTTGTTGGAGAATTGCCTAATAGTGCTACCAGTAGGCTCTTCTTGATCAGCAGTCTCCCTATTTACCTCAAACAGAGCATTCTGTAAAGATTTAGCATAAAGCTCATCGCTACCCTTATTCTCACGATAGACAACCGCCATGACAGCAGAAATCATAGCCTCTGGCGTGAACTCCACTTGATCATTCAGATCAAACAAGTCTTGGTAGTTCTTCTTGCAATAGAGGATCACCGAATCCCTTACACGACCTTGGATGGCATACTTCCTAAAGCTAGGATTAATGTCATAGGGCTGATAGATTGACAAAAGCATTCGGGCTTGATTGTCAGGATCATAAGAATAAAGCCTAACTCTACCCTTTGTTTGGGGTTTGGTGCATTGGAAAACGCTCTTAAAGAAATTGACAGAATAGACAAAAGCAGGGGCAAGACCCAAAGTTATTGTCTCGCTAACTCTTGTGCCATAGGCATTTTCACCAAAGAAAGTAATCTCTGTTCCAGCATCAAGCGGAGATTCAGCTTCCACGCAAAGCTGGTATGGGGCGGCTTCATAGTTCTGGAAGGTGACGTGCTTGCCACCAATCTCAATAAACTTCTTATTGCCTCCGTTCCAAGCATATCCTTGCCCCCATCCGTTGCCATATCCACCAGATGCGGCATCACCCCAAGAATCCTGCGGAATGCTCTGATACCATTCGTTGCCAAGCGATACAGGCGATCCATCAATCCATGCCAAGCGAACTTGCTTATACAGGCTAGGAAGCGTCAGCACATTGTTGACGCAAGCAATGCAGACATACTCACAAGTAGCCGAACTATCTGACTTGTTCCAAAGCAAGCTCCTTGCCTTGTTCATGTACGACAATTGCACCGTTTGGTTGCAAGTCCCGCTATTCCCTGCATAGGGACGGATAGCGTTTAGAATGTATGCAACATCGTTGAGCATATCTTATCGCATTGTGGTTCCACGACCCATAGCCTTGCCTGTGGCATAACCACGGGCAACAGCTTTAGAAGGGCCAATCTTGCTCTTTCTAGCCCCCATTTTGAGATTAGGAGAAGACTTTGCTTTGAGCATCTTCTTCCTCATCCCTTTTTGGGTAGCCATATTAAAGCCAATCAGCAGAGAAAGGAATTCCGCGACCCATCGAAGTCTCACCAGCAGGGCCACCAACAGAGAATGCACTCTGGGTTTTCTCGCCAATGGCTTTGATACGGGCAGTACGGGCATCCTTATAGGCACGAATGGTGGCAATGTCGTTCTTCAGCGTAACCTTCTGCATAGGGCAGGGCATAGCTGAATCAGAGACAATCCCACGCTCGGTCTTATCAACCGTGTATTGGACTCCGTGAGATGCCATATTATTTCTTGGAAGAACCGCGACCGGGGGAGGAGGGTTCGGGCTGTTTAGCTCCAGCATAGAAAATTCCGCTGAACTCATTGCCGCGAGGATTGTTTCCAAGGTTTTCCTTGGCGTGTCCACGGGTGCTGAATCCCTCACTTTGCAGTTTAGGCTCGGTAGCCCTGTTGGTGTTTTTAGCCATTGTAGTATTAGTTAGTTGTTAGTTTCGGGGTTAAAGGGCGGCAATATTTGCTACCGACCAAATAATTTGGGTAATTTTGTCAGTAGTTGTATTAATATTTGAATAGAAAGTAAAGCCAGTAGTTGTTTGTGTGCCTGTAGCCAAAGTCCAATTCATATCAGCAGTTGTTGGGGTTCCTGTGGCAACAAATGTAATATTGATGGTGTAATTGGCGTTGGGCATTGCCGTAGGAAAAGTAACAACATATGTACCAAGCCCATTGGTAATTGTGCTAATCGTGCCAGTTTGGGGAGTAACAGCATCAAGTGTATTCTGAATGGTCAGAATACTCTGTTGGAGCGATGTAATCTGTTGAGGAGTAACCTCATTCAAGAATGGGATATTTACAGTACCATTGTTGAGATACAGAGTAATAAAGCTATTGAGAATATCGCTCCACTTACCTTCTGGACAATAGTTTGCTGGAACTGTTGGGAATAACAGTTGAGCAGGAGAACTTTGGTTGTTCATAGGTTCTTAATTTATAAGGGTATTTTCTTTTACTTGCAATGCTTTTATCCGTTTACAGCGGCAACGGAAGAGGAAAGAGGAACGATTCGATAGTAATCAAGATCATTGATAGGACAGCAATTTACTGGCTCTGGATCGTTGTAGAACGTATCTGGGCAATATCCCTCTGGAAGATCAATCTTGTCATTAAAGATAACGGCAAGCCTAATCCTATCAACAATACATGAACCAGTTAGGTTAATCTTTATTTGAAACTCTGATCCTTCTTGCAAGGGAATTTGATTAAAAGATTCACACTTATCTATATCTGGACTAGGAAACCTTATTTGTTGGTATCTAGGTTGAGAAATAACTGGTGTGCAATAAGTTGCAATTGGAGTGCATTCGTTAAGGCCAATCTTAATCGGGTCTAATAGGGCATTAAAACAGGCATATGAATCTGGCCTAAAATCACAACTTGCGGTGATTTCTTCCTTGAGATTTGACACCCACATTTCTCCACCAACAAGTTGTTTTCTAACAAACTTGGATGCTCCTTGATTTGGTACAAAATCAAACCTCTTGGTGATAAAGAAAGATTTAATTGGAACGCTCCCATATACTTGGGAATAATCATCAATGCCAGTAGCAAGTACACTACTATTTTGAAGCTCATAAATTCTATTCACGCCATCGGCATCGTATGAAAAACAGAACCCCCTTTGAACGCCATTGATTTGGGCAGTAAGAAGTTGCGTAGGCTGTGGCCCTTCCCACAATCCATTCCAGCGTGTAGGTAGGGCGGCATCAGCCTCAATCCTGCTTTCTTGTTCAACATCCAGTACAATCATTGCCCTGCTAGGACGATGCAATCCATAAGAAGGATTAGCGTTTGCCACCGTAAATGGTGAAACAGTAGCAATTAAACGATTGTCAAAAAACATGGCAGACTCAAACTGCCTCAACCAAGGGGTATCGTAGTTTACCCAAGGTTGTACCTCCCTAGAGATTTTCTTAAAAGAAAGGGCTTGGTAGAAATCCACTTGAGCATTGTTGTAGAACGCCCATCCATCATCAGAACGAAAATACACATCATTGTTCACCCCTGTAACGCTCCAAGGGGAACGGCAACCTCGACCAATAAGTGAAACCTTCTGGATATTGTTGAGTTGCCAAGTCGCACGATCTTGTGACAGGTCAAGGGTAAATGAACCATTCTCACAGAAAACAACCAATTCACCCTGTCCACGTACATTAATATTCAGCGATGGCATTACCCTCATTCCTGTAATCAACCCTAGATTTGCTGGAGGAGTGAACGACCCGCCTTCAGCCCAATACGTTTGCTCTGTAAAGTTTTGGGTATTGGAAGTGGTTGTGAACCCATTACCATAAATAATATCAGAAACATAGATATTATTCTGTGCGTTACTTACGACAACACGACCATAGGCATAGGCCATGATCGTTCCAATCGGCATTTGGTTTGCCGCAGGATTTAGCCTGTACACATTGTCAGGCTGTGCTGGAGTAATTGTAGAAGTAAGAACAGTTGTCGTAGCAATGTTTGACCAAGGGGTTGCAGATCCATCTGGATAAACCGATCTTACTTGGAAGGAATATGACGTATTTGATGCGGCCACTAGATATGTATAAGAAACTTGAGCCGATGATAGTACTGCAATTGTATTAAAAAGATTGCCTCCATACTGTACTTGGATTTCGGTTTGGACAGATCCCGGCGCATTGTTTGTCCAAGTAAGTTGGATGTTTGCCGAAACCATTCCCTCGGCTTGCAGATTAGTTGGTTTTCCAGAAATATTTCCACCCCATGCAATAGGGTTTTGGTATCCGTTTTGCACATAGACCCAATTCTCGGCTTGCACAAACCATGTGTGCATAAGCGTAGGATCATTGCCACCAATTAGGGGATATAGTGTGCAAATATTATTTACTATACCAATGAAAAATATAGTACCAGCTACCGAACAAATTATGCCATCTACAGAGCCGGGGCTTATTGCCTTGTATTGATATGCCCCTTGAAAGTTCCCTGTTTGGAAAAGCGTCAGATATGCAGGATCGTATCCGTAAGCAAGGTTGATTTGGAGATCCGCAAATGGTGGTCTTGTGGCGTTTATGCCCTGCCTAAACGAACGATTTACACATGAAGAAACATATGTTGCTGGCAAAACGCTTGGATGCGTTTCGGCATCCATAGCGACTGTAGCAACTGTTCCATCGTAAACCCGTGTATCATTAGCCATTACTTATGGTCTAGGTCTTGATGCAGTAAACCATCGCAATATTTGCGGGGCGATTTTCTGTGCCACCAGTACTTTGAATTGTAATACCAGTTGTAGCAGAATTGATCGTTGTCGTTGTAGCCGCAGATTGAGATCCACCTCCAAGTCCCGATCCAGATATAATTCTTTGAGCATTTGATGTATGCGTATGACCGGGATCAGTTACTCCGTGAGTATGCGAAGCAAAAGCACTTGCTTGGCTGGTTCCGAATGTTCCAGAAGTCGTACCATCGGCATTAGTTCCGTATCCACGAACAAAATATCCACGCATATCGGGAACAGCAAATGTCCCTGTGCTTCCTCCGTAAGTATTTCCAAGTAATGCGCCGAGGTCTGGATAAGAAGCAACTGTATAGATTGTGCCATCACATACCAACCAACCAGAGGGAACAGTACCCGTAGTTACATTATAAGCAAAGGGAAGAATCGCACCAGATGGCACAACAGTTCCAAGGAATGTTGTTGCGGCTACGGCAACGGGATTTCCATAACCATCCCAAGATGCAACTTGAGTTGCATTTCCAGAAAGCTCATAAACACTATTTGCCGTTACTCCAGATGGAGGAATAGATGCAGATTTGCAAACAATGCCAGTATTAGGAACAATTGAATCAATGGTTCCCCAAGTACTTTGTATGCCACTAGGGGCATATACAGGGAATTGAGTTTTGGCAGAAACGCTAGGGGTGAAAGCGGAAAGCTGACCAGTGGGGCTAGTTGCTTGAAGCTGTCCTTGGTTTGCGGTTGCCTGACCAGATCCACTTCCAAGAAATACAGGGTTGGAAGAAGAGGCATCGACCCACGAGATCAAAGCTGTAGAAGCATTGTAGAACAGGATACT